TTGTGGGCGGGGTGTACCGGCATTGAAAAGGGTCGGTGTGGCATGGATGAATAAACCACGAGACATCTTATCGTACGTGTCAAGTACAGAGGGAATATCCTTTCCGTGAATACCGATGGAGACACGCATGAATAGGTACTGTGGTGTCTCGATCAATTTTCCTTCGGCGCGCTGAAGATACCCTTTCTCGAGAGTCTTGATACCGAAGTATCCAAAATCGAAGTCTCGGTCACTCTTGATATCATCCTTCACTTGCTGGGCAACTTCGACAACTTCATCTGTGACGACACCAGCTTTATGAAGCTTCTTCATGGCGAGATGGAAATTATTGGGGCACACTTTATGGATGTTACTCGCGATAATACGGGTGGCGAGAACCTCGTAATCTGGTTCGGAGGTGATCATACCAACACAAATTTCAGCGGAGAGTGTATCGATCTCCTGTGCGGTAATGTTATCGTACATTGAAGAAAATACCTGCTGCGCAACCTTTGAAGAGTCGCATTTTTCAGAGAGTCCGTACGTTAAGTTCTTGATCCTATTGGTGACATTATCAAATTTCATATCCTCAATACGACCTGAGCGTTTAATGACCCTCATATATCTAAGTTTCCTCTTTTATTTTTAACTTACTTCTTGCACTCCATATCCTTGCTCCGAACGGCGACGGTTCCAAAAGTCTCAAACTTTCGGTTAGGTTGGAGAAGGTATGTATTCACGAAGAATGGACCTTCCTCACCAGCCTTGGATACTGGGGGGTAAGAACCAACGAAGCATGCTGGGGGTTGGCACGGAATTTCCTCTAAAGTTGGGGGCTTGTTGGCATAGACTTCATTAAAGTCAGCAAAGTTCACCATTTACTATTTACATATAATTTTTTTCGGCGGGTATATTAAATGTGTGATAACCTCCACCTTGACAGTATCCAGGAGTGTAGGACTCCCTTGAATACACTTTTCTTTTCGGATTTTAACAAAAATCTTATCCAGCGTGGTATTCGTCAGGCATTCAAGGATAAGACGGGCATCGCCATCGATTACCAAAACGGGGATGACTTGTACGCTATCATGCGAATGGTCTTCATCAATAACTCCGGTGATCACTATACCCAAGTGAATGAACAGGTCAAGGCGATAAACATGCGCGTGATAACCACCGCCCTGTCACAAATTCAGACTGGTGTGGCCCAATACATCGCCTATAACCGCGACATCGACACCATAAGTGTCCCCCTGGACCAACCGATTAATACCAGTACCGTCGGCAAGAAGATTGATTTCAATAACAAGATCGGTATCAATTAAAGAGTGGAGTCTAGTTAGTACTAAGTCATGAGTCTGAACTATTACAAAGATGAAACGGAGAAAGTATGTAAAATGAAAGGTTGGGACCGAGCCGCCGTAGATACTGTGTGGCTTTTACTCACAGAGGAATTTGGTGAACTGGCCTCGGCGATTCGTCAGTACAAAAAAACATACAAGAAGACCAACCTCAAGAAGGAGCGAGGCACGGATGTGATGATGGAAATGGGGGATGTGTTCAGTTATCTTTTCCAACTCGCACACATGTTGAATGTTGATCTGGATAAAATGTGGGATGAACATCGTTGTAAAATGAAGAACAAAAAATATAATCTAAATTAGTAGTAACAGCGATGAGTAAGCACATGCTCAACGATGAAGATGCGATCAATGATGTAAACCCATTTGTCACATACGATTTCTCCCTTCCAGGAGGTGTGCGACAGACTGGTAATTTTAGTGATTTTGTTGAGGTTGAGAAGACTGGTGGGCTTCCACCCGCGACAAAGAGTGTGTTTTGTAATACCGGCCTCTGCGCGGATCAATCTGAACCATGCGTCATTAATAAGAAGGTGCGTCCTCAGCGTAATATCGACTACGGTTTTACTCGTCAGTGGCAGTCGGTGGTCGTGGGTGTTTCGAACAAGCCTGTGCGCGTGTCTTATCTTTGGATGGTCCTCGCCTTCCTTATTATTGTTCTAACTCTATTATACGTAAGACGTTGAATAGGTACTCGAGTCTGGAGATATCCGTACATTCCTGGATAGCTTGGGGTAAATACTTCTTACACAATTTTTTAACGAATTCCATCTGCCAAGCACTCTCCATGTTCACACGGGGTGGTTGGAATGTTGGATCTATGATCTTCGCGGCGTGGGCGATTCGTACGTATGTCTTTTCAGATTGATCATACGATAAAATGGTCTCGAGGGTGAGTTCGACGATACGCTGACGAACTTCGATGGTCTTTTTAACCATCGTATCGAGAAACTTGTCGTAGGGAATGGATTGCTTCTTAGACTCGAGTGTCACCCAATCGGCGAGTGGTTCGGTGTTCATATAGTCTGTGAACGTCTCGTACCCCTTTCCTTTTTTGTATCGATCGTACACTATTTCCACATAGGAAAGATCGGACTCTATATCATGGACATGTTTAACTGATTTAATAAAGGAAGTCATCTGCATTAAAGGTGAATGTTCTCTTTAAACACCTAAGTGTGCGACTCTCACATACAAAAATACGTCTAAAAATGTATTCTTCAATTGCCAATAACAGCTTTTCGTATCTCTTGACCCTAGATGATATACGGAAAGCGTTGCCGATGAGACGAGACCCTCATGGATCAAGATTACGACGATCACGATGGTTTCCAGCTTTATCCAAATGATTGATATTAAAAAGCTTCGGGAAGCCTTTGAAGGTGTCGGGACGTACCGCCTGCACCGCGAGGGAACGAACACAGCTGGATTTGAATGGAAATTGAAGCCCACCACATTCTACAACCAGGTGACACTCACGTATCACGACACCTACAGTACCAAATCTGTGAAGGTGTTCCCCAATGGAAGTATCCAGGTTGCTGGATGTTGTGACATATTCGACTGCAAGCGCATCATCACGCAGCTCATTCAGATATTTAAAGATTTTTTGGATCTCGATATCAAACTTCCCACAGACTCGTTCAGAGTTGTCATGATCAACTCCAACTTCAGCCTCAACTACAACATCAATCTGATGCGAGTGTCTAACTGGTTCGAGGAGTACTCGGACATTTTCAAAGTTTCTTTCGAACCGGACAGGTACTCAGCAGTCAAAATCAAATTCAAACCAGCCCATGAGATGAAGGAGATTACGTGCAGCATCTTCAGTACTGGCAAGATCATCATCACGGGCGCCGAGACGCTCAAAGAGATTGCCTTTGCCTACAACATCATCAATCAGCACATCAACGAGAACCCTGATATTCGGGTGTCGAGGACGACAGAGACGGATGTGTTTGATATTTATTTGGGATACAAATGTGAGCCATTCATCGAAAAGCTCAGAGAGAAGGGGTTTGAGTCTTGGATGAAGACGATAACCAATAGACGAATTAATTTCTGATGTAATAATAACAAAATGTCTCAGCGACTTGGTATGGCCGACGGTCGGTGTTTCACCATCAACTCTTCAGCCCAGCTCTTCAATAACTATGTCATGAAGCAGAACAACATTTCCTTCGAGGACAACTACTCGTACCGCCAGCTTCTCCAGAAACAGGGTCCCCAGATTATGTCCAAAGTACAGGAGCAACAAGGTAAGGCGAACTGCAACGACTGCAACGTCCCCCTCCTCCAGATGCCCGATATCTATTAACTGAGAGAAATCACCAAAAAAACTTTAAAACCTTCCTATAGAATGTCGACATGTTCCATATGTCTGGGTGAGGTCAGACCGACGAGGACAAACCCACCGATCCGATGCGGACATATGTTTCATTCCCACTGTCTACAGGGATGGAAAGACCAAGGTAAGAACACGTGCCCCACATGTAGGAAGGTTTTTGACGCTTCACAATTTAAGATCATCGTCACGATTCAGAACAATTACACAGCAGATGCAAACTCTGTGTCCTTGAATGAGGAATCTATTTTTAACGTGATGGATCTCTTCGATATCAACTTCGATGTCGAAAGTCAACCCGATCTAGAGAGCATTCTTAGAGACCTTGGGATGAGTCTTGCCGACTTTGATCCCAGTATTTTTCACGCAGAATGAACTACAGTATCTCTCGTAGTTTAGACCCGGATAGTCCCTGGAAGCCTTGCGAGGATCCATGATCGCCTTACCCTTCGCATCAGTCAGAAGTGGCCCAGTCGCCCACCCACGCTTGTGACTGAATACGTTCGCCCCGAATACGATACGTTTACCAACCTTGAATGTACCGCCCCTCTTTATCCGTGACTCAGGAACCTTAAAAAACTTTGTCACAGAGGCTATCGTGTCACCTTGTTTGATCTTGTACTCGATCACGCTGTGTTGTTTGTAAAAATGAAAGTCACCTTGGCGGATATAGTTTGTGGGTCTCCCAGGAGAAACAAACATCATGACTTTGAAGTACCCCTTCTTACACTTTTCATCCGCTGTGACTCTATACACCTTTGTAGGATTGTCAGAGACGACACGATTGGGAAGACCCGTACAATGGGTGTAGTCGTGATTTCCGTTAGAAAGTCCTGAACGATCCCCAGGAATTGATTTTTGCCACCTATAGGACTCGTAGTCCCCGACAGCGTACGCATAACAATTATTGTTACCGATACCCGTCGTCGTCCCCCACCGCCTGTTCGTAAACTTACTTTCGGAGCCACTCAGAGGTAGTCCCTTCATTTATAATCGGAGTAGAAAAAAATATTTACATCTAGTAAATGATTCAGGAAGTTACCAAAGCTGAAACCAAGTCTGACGCACTCACCGAGTTTCTCATCTTCGTGCTCATCGTTCTCATCAGCACGTTCCTCCTCCGCCTCGTGTGGAACCGCTCGCTCGTGAAGCACATCACCGTGCTCAAACCCATCAGCAGCCTAATGGATGCCTTCGTTCTCTCGCTTTCTCTCCAGATTGTTCGTGGTCTTTAAACTTCCTTATACCCGACTGTCTTCTCACCCTCTGGACTCATGAGGGTAGGATAGGCATCCATACCACCACATCCCTCCTTGTCGCAATCGACAAAGGTGTGTGCCTTACCAGCCTTTTTCATGTAGTCGAGCTGTTTCCGCGTCCAAGTACATCCCATGGTCCCGAAAACAGTCCAATTCCCGGCTCCGGCTCCGGCTCCGACTCCGGCTCCGGCTCCGGCCTGTCCAGTCCGGAGAAGAATTATGGTGTTGATAATCGCGAGAATGATGAACGCGAGCATTGTTTATTATATGTTAATATTATAAATGTCATCAACTGTACTGTCCATGGGAAACAATAATGTCACGCTCAAGTACACCAGAAAATGCCTCGTGGTGAAATTGAACGGATGAAGCTCGTAAAAACGCCAAGGTTTAAGATACTCTCTCAAGTTGACGAAGGGGTGAAGCGAATTTTTAGAATTGTACTCTGATTATTTTCGACGAATGACGACTTTCCGTTTCTGTGGTGTAGCTCTCATCATCGCCACAGCGCGAGCCATCGCCGCTTTTTGGTCGACGGGTGATTTTGGTTTAGTACGACTATTTTTACTGTGGGTTTTCGGTGGGGACCACGAGCAGCGGCGCGCTCTTCTCACGGTGAAGAAGGCTGGAGAGACCTCCTCAACGTGAGTTGACTCCTGGTTACTCTAGTCTATAGTTTTGACGACGTTGGACTCACCCACGAGATACTTTTCCGGTAAAAGGTTCTCGATGAATGTCTTCACGATACGTTCTGTTCGTGTCCGTGGTTGACGAACCATCACGTGTATAGAACTCAGGAACGTGTGCAAATCATAGTGTTTGTCCGACTTTCTCGAGATACCGATGTTTTTGTATTGATTGTCGTTGACGAGAGGATTCCTAATTCGAGGAAACACCGAAAATCCAAAATCGATCATGACAGCTTCAAATCCCGCATTAGAAATCGTGTACCCCTTAATTTTCAGGTCCTTCACCGGAACTGGACGCACTAAGATGTTTCGAACGTGGAGGTCGTGATGACGGAACCCTGGATACTTTTGCTGGATACGGTACAAATTAGAAATCACCTGTACCATGACCGATTTGATCGCATCAAGTGTAGGTTTGTTCCACAACCAAACACCCAATTCTTTACCGTCGATGTATTCAGAGTAGAGGATATCCTTTCCATCACATGATTTGTAGAGGTACATCTTGGGAACACCGAACCCTTCCAACTTTTTCGCGATATCGTATTCCATTTTTAGATTCAATTCATCGAACGCATTTTTAAATCTTTTGAGTGGAATGTTATTTGTCCGTTCGGTCAACGAAGGTGTTCCGACTTCTTTATAGACGATGTACTTCTCACATGTGTCATCGACACATCCACGGAACACCGTACCGTATTCACCCCGACCTACCTCTACAACCCCTTTGGTCATGGTTCCATTTTTCTTTTTCAACCAGAGGTGTGACGCGGGGGTACATGCTTTTTGACCCCGGAGGAGTTTCTTCACCTGAGCGTTCATTATTATATTCGTAAGAAGATTGTTTCAGCTTACGAATAGGGGGGAGGGGAAACGAGTCTTACGAACTCGGCATTATTCATCAATCTCGTCTTCCTCTTCTTCTTCCACTTCATCTGGAAGATCAAGGCCTTGGAAGGCAAATGAGGGGAGCTTGGCAGAATGCTCGATCAGAGTCTGCTGGAGACGGATGGTCACACCGAACTTGTTGTCGATGAACCAAATCTGATTGAGATCGACGATTGCCATACACTTCTGCCCCTTTTCGATCGTATCGAGAGTCACAGTTTGCTTCTGCATCGAGTACGCTTCAGGAACGAAAGTTCCATCAGGTTTGGTGAGAATCTTGAGTTTAATCGTGGCTGGATATTGTTCCTTACCAGGGCGAATCATAGGCTTGTAGAGGGCTTCCTTGAGGACCGCAACGTTAAACTCCTTACCGAGCCACTCCTTAGAGTTGGCTGCAACGGTATTGACGATGATATCATCGAGTTCCTTGAGCTTGTCATGGAGATCCATAGCATCACTGTTATCAGGGTCGAAGGAGAGGTCGAGGGAATAAGAAGTGCGCCCAGTACCCTCATCAGTGAAGGCACTCAGACCGTATGGGGATCGCATGAAAGGGAACTGGATGTAGATCTTCTTGTTGTCGCCGGCGTTGAGGTAAACAGCTTTACCTCCATTTTTGTTTTTACGAAGTTTTGAAAACTGCACAGACTTGGCAGAGAAATCAGATGAGCGTTGGATAGTGAGCGACATTGTTGGTTGGTTATATCTATAGTATGTTGCTCGACTTTAAGTAAGTTTTTTTCTTGACATATATCAAAAGTGAATATGGGTCTGTTTAAAGATTGTGGTTGTGGCTGTAACGGTAAGAAGCAGGAGGGAAAGCTTCTCATTTCCATCATTTCGGGTCTCACCTTCTTCATCGTCGCCAACCCCGAGACTTTCCGTCTCGTCAGGCGAGTTCTGGGTCCCAGGATCGCCACTCCCACGGGATGTCCCTCCACCATGGGTCTTCTCGTACACACTGTCGTCTTTATCCTCATCGTATGGGGTATGATGAACATAAAGAAGGATCGGGTGGCTAAGAATGGATGTGGATGTGGTGAGAAGAAGGTAGTCACCAAGGGGGAAAGGGTTATCATCACCGCCCCCGTCCCTATGGCGGAGGCTCCCGACGCGAAGCCAGGCTTCGCTGAGGGTCAAGTCGAGTTGACCGACAGTGGTCGTAACTTCGCCCCTATGTCCGTCGATTCCGACGGTATCCTCTTTTAAAACTCCTCATCGAAACCAATATCATCAGAGGTATCGTCCATTTTCCGTATCCCCAACCCTTTTTCGAGAGTTGTTTACCATCGAGGCTAATATTTCCATAAAGTCAAATGGATTTTGGAGTCCAAATTGGGGGTTGACCAATTTGTTTGAGAAGGCGGTCTGACACATATTCAATGTATTCAGCCATTTTCTCAGAGTTCATACCAATGAGATTACATGGGAGTGCGTCAATGATGAAACCCTTTTCAATTTCAACCGCTTCTTTAACAATTGAGTGGATGGTTTCGGTCGAAGGTTTGTTTCTGAGTAGTTTGAAGAGTTCGACAGCAAATTCCTGGTGAAGCCCCTCATCCCGAGAAATGAGCTCATTACTGAAGCAGAGACCAGGCATTAGACCTCTCTTTTTCAACCAGTAAATGGCACAGAAACTACCAGAGAAGAATATACCCTCAACACATGCAAACGCAAAGAGACGCTCAGCAAAAGAACGAGTTTTGGTATCGAACCACTTCATAGCCCAATTTGCTTTACGCTCGATACAGGGAACAGTTTGGATAGCTTCGAAAAGTTGTTTCTTTTCAGTAGGGTCCCTAATATATTTGTCGATAAGTTTAGAGTACGTCTCCCCGTGGACCATTTCATTGTGGCATTGGTATGCATAGAATGAACGAGCTTCGGAGATTTGTACCTCATCCGCGAAATTGTTATTGATATTTTCAAAAACAATTCCATCAGAACCAGCAAAAAACGCCAGGATATACTTTATGAATTTTTGTTCGTTATCGTTTAGAGTCTTCCAGTCGTCTAGGTCTTTAGAGAGGTCTACTTCCTCAGCAGTCCAATTGGACATTTGAGCCTTCTTATAGAGTTCCCAGAGCTCAGGATACGTCAGGGGGAACACGGTGAATCTGTTTAGGGTGGGGGATAGGATTGGTTCGTACTCTTGTTCTATATAGTCCTGAAAGTCAAAATAGGACCCGGTGTGATTTCCGTTAATAAATATTTGAGGGTAAGCTGTCGCAGAGTTTCCACAAACTCTCTTGAGTTCTTCTTTGTCGACCATGATTTTCTCATACTCGATATTCTCTGACTCACATAGTTCCTTTGCGTGGTCACAATACTCACAACCTTCCTTCGAATAAATAGTAACTTTCATCTGTGCTATTATCCTTGATTATTTTTTGTCTGAAAACTCTAAGCATGATCGTGCCAAAAGAAATAAATGAAAATGATATCGTCAAAGTTTTAGTAAACGAAGACGGTCTAGAAGACGAAATGTACGGGGTTGTTGGAATGAACACTGGTCGTACCCTGGGTCTGAGATATCTCAATCCAACCGAGCTTTTTTACAAGTCTGCGTGTGTCTATGAAATACACCCAGAATGTGAGTTGTCCCCCGCACCGTATGAGAGTATCACGGAACACTATCCCCTCGGGACTACATTCGAAGATCTCGAGATGAAATCTCTGGGTATGAACAGGTTCGTCATGTACTCTGAAATAGATATCGAAGACAGTGACAGTGAAATCTATGATGAAGGCGCCAACGACGAGGAATCCGATCTCGAAGGGTTTGTCGTCTTCCGATAGTGAACTCACTGGTCAAGATATCCCATTACCTCCCGGACATCAAGCTATCGACAAAGAATGGAATCAGTGGGAACCATCCACTTCAGGTGGAAAGAGTTTCAAGGAAACTATCGACGCGATTGAAACTCGTATCAGACGCCTAAGTGCATGATGCGTTGTTTAAAAATTTTAAAAAAGGTACCACATTCAAAACAATGCTGGCAAATATATGGTCTCAACTAGACACCCTACTACCTAAAGAAAATGAAGAAAAGTCAGTGAATATTAATATATGTCGTGAATGCTCAGGTGTCAAGCTTATCACCCGGGAAGGATTACCCACGTGTTCAGAATGTGGTCTCGTGGATTCGTATTTTGTGGATGATTCCGCAGAATGGACGAGTGGTGTGACAGATGATGGTAAAGTGAACGACCCCTCACGTTGTGGAAATCCAAACGCGAATCCCGACCTCTTTTCACAGAATTGGGGTAAAGGAACAATCATATCGACGCAACGGGGATCTACGTATGAAAATAAACGCATGGCGAAGATTAATTTCCACATGTCCATGAATCACAAGGATCGGTCACTGTTCCATGCGTACAAAGATATCGATGAGGCGTGTCACACTTTACCAGACTCTGTTCTCAAAGATGCGAAGATGTTTTACAGGAAATTTAACGATGGAAAGCTCACCCGTGGGGCGGTGCGTTTGGGGATCAAAGCGAACTGTGTGTTATACGCGTGTCGTCTCGCCCAACATCCTAGGACGACGAAGGAAATTGCGGATATGTTTGGAATCCAATCGAAGGATATCAGTCGTACGACACAAATATTCAAAGATACTATCGCGGGTGCGACGGAAAAGAATTACGTGACGAAAGCGTTCGATGTCATGCAGAGACTCTTGAATTCTTTCAATATAACACGGGAACAGCGTCTGAAATGTATTAAAATGTGTGGGGCTACTGAGACGTGTATAGATTTAATGAGTAAGACACCGAACAGTGTGGCGTCGGCGATAATTTATATGGTACTGAGTCCAAATGTAACAAAAACTGAGATGTGTGAGAAGTGTTCTGTGTCTGTACCGACATTAAACAAAATAGAAGTACTCATCAAAAAGCACTTAGAGCTTAAGGGATAGTTTTAGAATATGACGAAGCTTTTCCTGGCAACTCCGTGCTATGGGGGTCTCTGTTTAGAGAAGTATATGACTGGTATAATTAAGCTTCAACTCCTTTTAATAAAAGAAGGCATTCAGATGTATCTCGACACGACCGAAAATGAATCTCTCGTCCATCGCGCCCGTAACGTTTCCGTAGGTCGCTTCATGCAGAAGACTGACTGTGACTATTTCATGTTTATCGATGCTGATATCGACTTTGACCCCGCTGCCGTTTTGCGTCTGGTCAAGTCTGGGCACGATCTCTCCGTCGCGTGTTATCCCAAGAAGGTGGTCATGTGGGAGCAAGCTGTGGAGGCTGTTAAAAGGGGTGACGAACGTGATATGTCATTGCTTTCCTCGAGTCTCGTGATTAACTTTGGGGCCCAGAACCGACCCATTCAAAATGGTTTCATCGAGATTCTTGATGGACCCACGGGATTCATGGTGATCAAACGATCTGTGTTCAAGACACTCGAGGAGAAGTTCCCGGACCTCTGGTGTAAGAATGATCACCAAAATAGGGATTTCGATGATTACCACGCCTGCTTCGATTGTATGATCGATCCGGGGAACCGTCGGTACCTCTCAGAGGATTACGCGTTCTGTCGTCGCTGGCAACAAGCTGATGGTAAAATATATGCGGACGTGAACACCACTCTCGGACACGTAGGAAATTTACCATTCAGTGGGTGTCTCAATGATCGGCTTAAGGCGTAGAGGTGAATATACAGTATGAATTTGACTACTATCATCGTCACACGCTCCAAATCTTGTCATGTGAAAACCTTGCATGCAGTTCTTCGCCTTAATATGAGATGTCTCAAGAAGAGTATCAATAATCAAATTGTCTATGTGAATGATGATCCATTCGAAAAGGTGGATGTCATTCAAAAGTGTATGAAAACGCATGATCGAATTCTTTTTATCGATTTTGGTATTGGCATCGATGATGAAACACTCGATCACTGTTTCGAACCTCATGATACGGTCGGGTGTCTCGTATTTCCGGGGGTTAGAGAAGGCATCGATTGGAAACTCTTCAAAGAGAAGGTCCTCGGGGGGTCGGATGAGCCTGTGACACAGATGGGTCTCCATTTCGATACAGATGTCGCGAAGAAGATTTCTAAAGATATCTATAATGTGAATTATACAAATGCTAGGGCTTGGTTGATGAATACGAAGAATGTCATCAAGAGTATCAAAGATAAAAAGACTGGAAATTGGAAAATTCATCCCAAAATGTTTGAGAAATTCAAAGAACAAGGTGTGCGAATCTATGCTTTTACAGCAGCTAAGTTGACGATGACCTATACACACGAATGTCTAAGTAATATCCTAAACGCCGCGGGTGTAAAAATCAATTAAAGTTTCAACCACAAACTAAAATATGTCCAACCCGCTTCACAAATATGTTATAGACTTTATCCACGCACAGTGGGGAAGCAAAAACTATTTCCCCGGGCCACAACCGATCTCGATTGAACGCAAACACTTTCCCATGCTAAAAGGTGGTGACTACCTCGTTTGTGAAAAGACAGATGGTGAGCGGCACATGATGATTGCTCTCATGTACGAAGGAAAGAAGAAATGTCTATTTGTAAATCGGGCCTTTAACATGTTTGAGGTATCCATAAATCTTAAGAAGAGTGCCTACGAAGGAACGATTCTCGATGGTGAACTCTATGGTGGTACCCTCATGGTATACGATGCGGTACTCGTCGCTGGTCAATCTGTGTGGAACAAGAATCTCATGGAACGTCTCGAAGCCTCTCGCGGTCTCATGAAGTCTATCATTTACATGAAGTCCGACGCGTATCGTCTCAAATGTAAGACGTTCCACCACATGAGGGACTTTACAAAGTTCATGGATGAGTACCTTCCGACGGTTCAAGAAAAAATGGACGGTCTCGTGTTTACACCAATCAATGAACCTATACGTATAGGTACACATGAGACGATGTTCAAATGGAAGCCACAAGAGAAGAATACTGTAGATTTTCTCATGAAGTGGGAACCTTCAAGAGAAACACCTGGACTCGTAGCTGGTACTCCAGCTTGGCGCTGTACGTACAAGAAAAAGGAAAGGTATACTTTGAGAGTGAGATTCCATTCAATCGTATCGAGGATGCGCCTTGGTTCGAGGATGGGGCAATCGTAGAATGTAAATACATGACCCACGAAGAACCGATGTGGTGGAAACCCATAAAGCGACGCACGGATAAGACCCACCCGAACAATCGTCGGACCTTTTATAGGACGATCGTGAATATCAAGGAGAATGTACAGATGAAGGAGTTTTTAGATTGTAGACCATGAAATAATAACCAGCTTCGTCGGGTAACGGGTGTTCTTTGACACTTTCATCATCCATGAGAAACCACGTATCTCTTCGCTTCACAAAACTCACATAGTGTCCACCGCTTTGGTTTCCAACGTGAACGGCGGTAGATATGAGGTTGTATTCGTACTTGTCGATGAGGAGTTTTTCGATAATTCGGATATGACTCTTTCGATCGAAGGAAATCATGAGAACTTGAGGTAATTTAGAGAAGACCATTCGAGTCGTCGCGACGTGGTGTGTTTTCCCCTCGGCGTCCTCAAAGTCTGTGAGGGTATTCCACTCTGTACTCCCCATAAGCATCTTCCCCATATCGTCCCCATCGGAGGTTATCAAATGAACACTGAACTCTTCTTCATTCGATGATTTACCACCGGACCAAATGGTTTCCTGATTCTTTTTTCCGTAAAACCATTCCTTGATTTTAGGATCGGCACGTTCGAGAATATCGATGATACAAAGAATCGTTTCTTGAACATCGTGTTGTTCTCTCGAACCGAATCTGTAAAGAGTGTTGAAAAGCACTCAAGAGTGGTTTGACATCCACATCGTCCTGACCTTTGGTCCAGTACGCTCTGATGACTGCGCAATACTCCTTCGTGAATGCACACGTACCGTCGTAGGGTTCTCGTAGGAAGTAGTTTGTCAGTGCGGGAATACACAACAAACATTGAAGGGATGTGTTGAAATAACAAGTATTTCCATGATTTTCGAGTCCTTTCATTACAATTTATGTATAAAATACACTTAAGAGAAAGACGCGATTGTAAAAAGTTAAGAAAAAAATGAATCTCGTCGACAAAGTACTCCCTATTTTTGAAGCCCATAAGGGTGAAGGTGACATTGAAGTTGAAATCCGTTTCGGTAAACACAATGGATCACTCTTCGATACGAACGTCGGTAAAGACACGTGGAAACGGGTACTCGAGGGTTTAAAAAAGTACAAGGGTTGGGAAAAGACGAAGAGTAGTACTTCCGAAGTCTATTACAACGATGCCAATAACGTTCGCATCACGTGTGATGAGACGACCGGCGAACAGACTATGATTCAAAAGATTTCTGTGGTCAAGCAAGATTTCAAACGTGACCCACTCGACGTGCGTTTCTGTGTCGCTCGTGAGATTCCAACCAATGGGGAGTACGAGATGGACCGGAAACGTACGAAGACTCGACACTCTTTCGTGCGCAAGAACCTCAGTATCGACATGACCATCTCCTCAGGAGACAATGCGGACATGGACTCTGAGGAGGAGGCCAGTTACCAGATCGAGTTGGAAATCGTGAAGCCCTCCGATGTGGATCCATCTACAAG